GGACTGTGCTAATGGATCAGCGTATTCTGGTTCTGGTATTGGGCGTGGTCTTATAATAGTAGTTGTTCTGTCAAAGATATTTAAAATACCACTAGTAGTATAAGTTGCTTGTCCTTCAGTTATTAAAGAGTTTCCAGGTGTTTCGTCTTGAGGTGTATTTGTATTTGATGAAGTTAATTTAAATGTCTTAGTACCGTTACTAAATCTTAATGGTGGAGTAGGAGTAGCATTTGGATTTCTAACCCAGAAAGCACCATTTAAATTTCCAAGATTATCCGCAATCATTCTAACATCAGAAACTATAGCAAGTGCACCACTTGTTTGTCCCCACAATTTCATATTTGCAGAAATTCTTCCATAATAATCACCTTGTGCTTCTTCACACAAAGATGCAATATCTACATTTAAAACTGTAGAAGATTCTGTGTATGCAGCTGCAATTCCTATTCCAGGTTCATATGGATTAACTCCATAAGTAGTTGTTGGTGAATTATATGTACCAGATCTATGATTTGGTTGTGCAACTCTAAATCTAACTCTTCTGGTTTGAGGTGTAGATATTCCAGTAATAAAACCTTCAACTATTTCTCCAATTTGGAATGAACCAGATTGCATATTTATTTCAATTAATTTAGGAACTATATCAATACCACTTCTTCCATCAAGGAATGGATAGTATCGTATTAATGCTTTTAATCCATGTGTTTTAAATCCAACATTTCTAG